GAAGGTTTGTTTTCGGTGTGGCTGTGAGACAAAAACGGAAACCGACAGAATAAAACCTGGTGTAGAAGGCGGCGAATATATAGAAAGCAATACACGAGAACTTTGCCCCTCCTGCCATCAAGTAAGGCACAAGGTTCGTGAGATTACAGAGAGGGTAATATTTGAATCTGACCCCAAACGAATTGAGGTATATTTAAAGCGTTTGGAAATCATATTAAGGGAAAACACTCCGTTAATTATTAGAAGCCGTCAATCCTATCAAGGTTATTGGGATTTTGAACAACTTACATTGCCATCACAACGAAAAGAGTACAGGATATATCCAACAGGATGCACACAATGACTAGCAAACCTTTACCAGAGAACATAGATAAGATACGGGAGGCGGGTGCAGAATGGCTTTTTAATAAGTTCAGGAAATATGTCGGAGCAAAGCCAGCCCACTTGTCCGAGCAACCCGACCATGTAAGGGCAACTTGGCTAGATAGTTTTGACAGCTTAGCTCTCAAACTCGACGAACTTGGAGTAGTGAAGCTGGCTGATGAGGAAATGCCGCCGTTTGGGAGAGATTTAGATTACATAGTCGGGATTTTGGCTGACGTCTATTCATTACTTGGGGGGGAAGAAGAGCCACAGACTAGCCACAAAACCTATATTGAAAACGCCGCCCTTAAAATCCGCAAATTATACCCAAAGGTCGTCTCCATAGTTACGGGGACACCAAAGGAGGGGTGAACTGAAGATAAAACATTTCTGTGGACACGAGGCAGACGTAAACCCCCGATTTGCGCCATATGTGAAAAGAACTTTATGCCCAGATTGCCAAAGAGTGCGAGACAAGCTAATGGAAAAACAACGCAATATACTGAAGGAGGGCAAGCACCAATGAAACGGATAACACGGAAAGAAATACGGGCTGAATGGAATAAATCTTGGAGTAAGCAAGATACATCGGCCGAGCTAGACCGAGAAGAAATGCTGGTCTTAGAAGATATTTTGGATGCCCAACTAGCCTCTTGTAAAAAGGAACAGGAGCAGGAGAGACGGGCCATCGGGGAGAGGCTGGAACGCCTGAAATTGGAGGGAATGAGTCCTGATAAACTATTTAACTCATTGAGCCAGTGTCGGCTACGAATTTTAGAGGGGATAGAGGCTCTCAAGCAGGGCACATTACCAGAAGGGATGGTGAAATGAGAGAAATTAAAATCTATCTTTATAAGAACGGCTCTAATTGGGAAGACGGCACACCTTTTATAAAAGATGATTTGGGTAATATATATCAACTTACCCCTATATCTAAGCACTATTACGGGGATGACAAAGACAGGGTAGTGAAATTGGCGACTGTTTTCCCTAGAGCAATACAAGCAGAAAGAGAAGATATTGAAGGGATAAAGGAGGACGGATAGATGGCTAAAAAGGAAAAATTCTATTGTCCGCATTGTGATGTAGAGCTTAATCCAGAAGAACTATTAGACGGCTGTTGTCCCTATTGTAACACCGAAATACCAGAGGCTGTCGAGGAGAATGCGTAATGACTAATCCACCCCAACCAGATAAAGACATAGAGGAACTGGCAAAGATACTTTATGAGGTTGAAGAACACGCCCTAAAGGTCAAAGCTATATCTTGCCCATCTTGGGGGGAATTGCCTACCCTTATGCAGAAATATTGGAAGGGTCGGACTAAAATGCTATTACGCAAGCTCCGCACCCTCGGCTGGGAAAAGGGGGGGGGAGCTGCGCAGACAGAGGGGCAGGCGATAGAGGAGCTAATTTGGTTTATGGATAAACTATGTAGAGATGCTTGCCCCCCTAAAGGTAATTGCGAAGATTATACGATTAAGGGCAGTAAATTGAGTCTCGTAGATTGTGGTAAATGCGTTAGAACAGAACTCAAAAAACTACTTCACTCCCTCGGCTACCGTTCCCCTTCTGAAATCCGAGCCATTGAACGGGATGCTGTGGAGAGGGTGTTTGATGCTGCCGATAAGATGGGGCTGTTTGAGCGCCGAACAGAATGCCCATATATTAGGGCTGGACAATCGGAAGAAGCTGTGCGGAAATGCGAAGAATATGAGATGAGATGCCATGACTGCCTTAAAAATTGCCTCAAGTCCGAGCCACTAGGGGAGCAGGATAAGGGGGGATGATATGAAGCAAAGATTTTTCTGGTTTTGGCGCAGTTTGATTTGTCTTGTTAAGGGACACGATGATGGAGTAGTCCGCTATAACCCAATCAATGGCAAAAGAGACTTGGGGTTTATGTGTTTTAGGTGCGGAAGGCCAAGATTAACCGACTGGGGAACGGTCATAAGGGAAAACAAATAGTGCCCCCACCCCAGGGGATAAAAATAAATAGAAAGGAGATGGGACTGATGACTATTGACGAGGCTATCAAGGAATTAGAGGCTGACTTTACCAACCAACACCCCCATACTCCAGCACGGGTTAGTCAGGCCAAACAATTCGGCATTGAGGCCCTAAAAGAATTTAAGCGAGCAAGAGAACAGGGGCAACTTAGCCCCAACGAATTACTAAAAGGTGAGTCTAAATCCTAGCAGGGGTCATGGCTGCACTTAGAGGGAATGGCAGGCGGTGATAGTTTAGTGGAAGAACAGTTATCATTCCAGATAAAAGGCGGCGGTTCAATCCCGACCTCACCGCTCCAGTTTGAGATTAAAGAAATCGGCGTTAGGGCAGCTTGCATCCTAAATGAGAAATGGCATAGTCGGCTTCCCGAAATAGATTGGAGCAATGTTACACGGAATAGGCATTATATCTGCTTTGGGGCAATATTCAATAGTGAGTGGTTCGCTGTGGGAATATGGTCATCGCCAGTAAACCAAGCCTTTGATATGGACACTACTTTAGAATTAAGACGAATGACGATAGCCCCCGAAGCCCCAAAGAATACCGCCTCAAGGATGCTCCGTATTATGGTTTTACTTATCAAGAAACGACTGCCCAATATCAAGCGGCTAATATCATACCAAGACACCGAAGTTCACAAAGGAATTATCTATAAAGCGGCAGGCTGGGAAGCAAAGACAAGGGTCGCATATAGACCATGGAATAAAACTCGTGATAGACAACCAAGCCAAAGTAAAGCTGACAAAATAAGATGGGAATTAAATCTGTGTCCCCGTCCCCACTGACTAAGGAGAGGTGAATGATGGTTACTCTAACCAGGCTTACTAAAACAGACTTGAAACAGGAACTCCGTAGTATCCTTGAGAGACACCAGGGGAGGGATTCGGCCATTACCGGTGAGTCTTTAGCGCGGATGGTAGGCCAGAGGAATAGGCAGGTCAGGGCGATGCTGGAGGAGCTTATAGAAAACGGCTTGCCTATAGTTTCGACCTCGGAACCGCCCGCCGGTTACTTCTTAGCTACCAGTCATAAAGAGGCCGAGGAGCATCTCCTATCGTTACAGACCCGCATAGAACATCTATCTCACAGGAAAAGAAAGGTGCTTGATAATGTGGGGGCATACTGGAGTGATAATAGACAGGGGAGGCTGCTTTGAAACCCTACTACAAAGACAACTATGTAACCATCTATCACGGAGACTGTCGGGAGATACTGCCACAGCTCGAGCTCGAGACGGTAATAACTGACCCTGTTTGGCCTAATGCCGCGGTGAAAATGCAAGGGCAGGAGAACCCATCGGAGCTTTTCCGTGAAATGTGTTTAGCCCTGCCTCGAGCTGAGAGGCTGGTAGTTCATCTTGGTTGTGATAGTGACCCCCGTTTTCTATCTAGCGTTCCCTCGAGCTGGCCATTTCTGCGGATATGCAATCTTGATTATGCACGGCCGCATTATAAAGGGCGAATACTTTATGGTGGTGATATTGCCTATGTCTTTGGTATTCCCCCAGCAGCTCGAGAGGGGCGATTCCTGATGCCTGGCCGTTGTATAGCCACTAGGTCGGACAAACAATTTCTTCGCCATACAAAAAATAACCACAAACGCATAGAAGCTGCTCTAGCTATGCCGCACCCTACACCGCGGAGATTAGACCATTTGACTTGGTTAGTCAATTGGTTCAGCAATAATTCTGTCTGCGACCCCTTTTTAGGAAGCGGGACAACGGCAGTAGCGGCCAAATATCTCAACCGCAAGTGCATAGGCATAGAGATAGAGGAGAAGTATTGCGAGATTGCGGCTAATCGGTGTAGGCAATCAGTTATGGAGTTGAATATCTGATGCTCAAACTGAAAGCCTGTCCTAAATGCGGTGGCGACCTGGAATGGTTAAAGGATGATAGGGAATGGTTGTGTCTTCAGGGAGGCCACCGCTTCGACGAGTTTTCAAAAGTAGGGCTACTGCTGACTCCTATACCGCCGAAGCCTAGCCGAGCAGGTAAAGGGAAAAACCGAAATTACTATGAGCAGAATAAGCCCCGGATCCTACGGGAGCGGGAAATATTAGGAGAGCCGGCAGTCAAGCGGCGTTGGAAAATGAAACACTGTGTATGGACCGGACTCAAACATCGCTGGGGGTTGCCTGTTCATAAGTGGGGAACGAACAGAAATCCCCCCTTAACAACCCCCCTAAAGATAAGATAATATATAGATAAGATAAGAGGAGATTTTATAACTTTATGAGTAACTTTCTACGAGGAATGCTGTAACTTTAGTAGTAACCTGTGATATAATACGATAAAAGGAGTGCCCAAATGAGCCGAGCCTCTTGGAAGCGCCGATGGATTAAACTTTATCCCGCCGATTGCCTTTACGGTTCTATCCGTTATCAACTTGAATCAGATGAACGCGGTGTGTGGTATGACCTTCTGAATTTTTCCGCCCTTTGCAGTGAGCCTGGCACGATTTCAGATAAGGACAGCCGTCCGTATCCCCATGAATTTATAGCCAACCGCCTAAATGTTACTTTAGAATTGTTGGAAGTCACGCTTAAGAAGTGCAAGGATGAGGGCCGGATAAAAGAAGATGGCAAGGGAATTCATATCACGAACTGGAAGGATTATCAATCGGAATACCAACGCCAAAAACCCTATCGGGAAAAGAAAAAAGAGGATCCTGATAAATATATAAAAGGGAAAGGTGGGCAGGTAGTACAGAGGTAAAACTATGAGCAATAAATACCATGCTAAACGAACCTGGTCGGAGCTATGTCGGCGTTCCTTTGACAGTAAGGCGGAGGCCATCCGGGGTGAGGAATTGAGGATGCTGGAGATGGCTGGGGAAATAAGGAAGCTCGGCTATCAACCTAAATTCGTGCTCTGTGAAAAACCCCGCGTCACCATTACTCTAGACTTTGTCTATATTGAAGGCAAGGGGGTGGATGCCAAATGGGTTTATGAGGATGTCAAGGGCGTCCTGACCCGCGATTCAAGGACGAAGCTGGCGTGGCTCAAGGAAAAATATAGTATAGAAGTGAGGTTAATCCGATGAGACAATTTACTGAAGAAGATATCCTGATGGCGGAGAAGGCGGAGGAGATACAGGCACAGTGGGGTTATGAGGGTGGCGATTTATATAAAGACAAATGCTACCATATTTTAGGGGTGCAGTGTATCTCCGAAGATGTCAAGGACGATGATTCTGGTGGCCATCTACTTACCAAAGAGCAGCAATTGAAATGGTATAAAGAGGATAAGTCTATCTGGCTACCCCTCGAACACCAGCTATGGGAGATGGTGCAGGAAAAGCGGGGCTTCGAGTGGGGAATGGCCTTCTATGAATTCTGGAATTTCGTCACCAAAAGTGCAAACGGATTATATGCGCCGGATGGTCTTCTGCTTGAAACTTACCCATCGCTCTGGCAACTACTCCTGGCCTTTGTGATGCACAAACTATATCAAAAACAGTGGGATTCCAAAAGAAAAGAATGGGTGATAGGCGCAAGAATAAGAAATAGCTCCCTTTCCCATTGGACTGATGCTACCACCACCCCATAACCTGACCGAGCGAATATACCCCAGTGAATAGAAGACCTGCTATGCCGATGACTAAGCCTGGCGTTTTGCCTTTGTTGATGACCTTCATAAAGACCGAAGGGTTACTGGCGGGGTTTTGGGCTTCGCGATTTGCTTCCAATATGATTATCCTCTCAGTATTATGAGCTATCAATCGCTGGTTTTCCTTGACAGAGCCATTGAGTTTCTTTAGCTGATCGCTCATTTCATTAGTCGCCTGGGCGGTCAAAAGTAAAAGTTCCCTATCGGTCTTTGCCTGAAAGTCAACACGTTTACTCATCTTCTTTCCTTTCAGTATAGCTAGCCGTCTTCACGAAGTCAGACAGTAAGCCTATGACCCATCTGACCACTCCGACAATAAAAGCTATCAGAGCTACGATGAGCAAAAAAAGTAGCCCTACCTTCATAACAGCCTCCACAAGATACCGAAAAGACTACCTGCTATGGCCCAGCCCCAGCATATGCCCTGCACATCTTTCCAGGAATCATCGGGCTCACCCTTGAATCTCTTGCCCTTCCCTACCTGATTGAAGACCTGATAGATAATGAAAACCGCCAGTGCTATCAAGCCGAGAATCATACTAACCCATGATACCTCGAGGGGAATCAGCCCGGGAACCGGCCAGCCGAAAATCCACCAGGCGGGCAGTGCCCCATGTACCAGGTGCATCAATAAGCGTTTGAGTTCGTCTCTAGGCATTTTTTGTTTCCTTGTATCGTTTATATGCGCGCTCGGCAAAATACTCGGCTACGGCAGCATCAAGGACTACGGACAAAAACGAAAGTTCTATATCCACCCCTTGAGCAGCGCATAGAGTCCGAATGATAAGCCAGAAAAGCAAGCCTATTGGTCTTATAAGGGATTTAATGACCTCTAGTACTGCTTTCACTTTTCACCCCCTTATTTTTGGCTCTCAGGGATTCACCAGCAGCATGTCGTGTTTCTTTTGACCCTGCGCCAGATTAGCCATTGAATCGGTTATATCCCTGACAGCATTATCAAGCTCGACCTGCATTTCATGGGGCTTGGATAAATCGGGATAATAGAGCCTTACAACGGTAGCCTCTATGTCTATACCCAAGTCCTCGTCAATCACCTTCACGGTGGAGCCGAGTTGCAAAGCCTCGAAGTCGAAGCCCTGTTGCGTAGATAGGTCTACAGCATTTATCGAATAAGTAGTAGGCGGGTCTTTATACTGCGCCAAGAGTTCGTTGGCCCAGTCTAGCAATGCTTGCGCGCCGGGAATCGAGAAGTCCACGAATACCCCGACACCGATATAGGGATTCACACCATCACCGTAGGTATCCTGCGAGTCCGTATCTTCTACATAGTCCTCATCCTGAATATCGGAGAGCTTGACCACGTTGCCGTCTGCATCACGGCCGTAAACATAGATGCGGTTAAAGAGTTTGGTATAGTCTATCTCACGGTAAATGCCTAAGAGGTTTTTCCCGTATCTGATTTGCTGCCCCTTGTCTTCGCCGATGGAAGCGAACCAGTCTAACTCGCGGTCATTGTTGACTTCCATGTAGCCGCCGAGGGGCTTGCGTAAGGCAAGGAAGGCTTGGAGTAAGGTCTGCCCGTCGATGTTAAGAGGCACGACCTCATCTTCAAAATCGGAAATATCCCCTTTGGTGATGGCCGGGGGCTGCATGGGGAAATCCAAGAGTTCGTCGACGACCTCGTCAACCGTCTGAAAAAGCTGATATTTCCTGATGGTTATAGTGGTAGCTCCGCCGGCATAGATGTAATCGCCATCGAGAAATAAATCCCAGATATTCCCCCCATAAGATGGGCTCTCATCACTCTTAGTTAAATTATTGATAAAGAGACGGTAGATTTTATTCGTGGTGGCCCCGGCGATATAGACGTGCGATTCGCTTACGTCGACAGCTAAAACTACTCCGCCATAGGCGGCACTTGTAGCGGATGTACTCATATCGGAAATTGCATACTTTTTGACGATACCACCCTCATCACCTGCATAGATATAGCTCCCTGAAACTTTGATGGCTCTGATTAGATTGCTTCCTTCTTCGCCCTGGGCAACATAGCTCAGGTCAGATTTTAAGAGCTTTCTGACTATGTAATAATCATATGGTGCTGCTGCATAAGTGGCAACATAGATATGGGTGTCATCATTGTCCATCGCCCAGATAGCGGCAGCAGAAGAACCTCCCTGGGTTACATAAGACAGGTTGCTTTTAAGGTACTTTTTTACATTCGTGTTGCCATTAAATAAAGCCCCAGCAGCGAAGATATGGGTATCATCTGCTGTGAGAGCATAGATAACGGCACCATAATCGGAACTCACAATCGAAAGACTCAAGTTAGATTTCAAGAATTTCCCTACCACATAGTCGTTATACGGGGCATCGCGCTGAAGCCCAATGTAAAGATAATCCCCATCTGCAATTATAGCCCACATCGGGTTATCCTGTGCTGCACTCTCCGCTACCTGGGCACCAGTAGCCCTGCTGAATTTCCTTATCTTTTGGTCACTGGCGCCAACGGCATAAAAATAATCATCATCGGCATCGAAGGCATAGATGATACCGCCGTAACTCCATGTCTGTGAGATATAGGTCATCTGTAAACCTAGAGCCTCATAATCTTGAACCATACTGGCCGATAGCTGAGACATATAATCCATAGCTTCTACCCGGGTAAGGACCGACATATCGGGAATAGCGGTTTCGCCTATAATCGTGTCAAGGGCAACCTGCTGATCGGAGATAGAGGTTTTTCCCAATAAAGTATCAAGGCTAACTCCCTGGGAGATAGACTGGCGAAGCAGTGAGTCTAGCTGGGTTTCTTTATTAAACGGTTCACCAACATAGGCATTCAAGGCAACGGTCTTTTGTCCGGTTCCTTTTACTTTAGCATCTACTGTGGGCTGAGACTGGCCTGTAGTTTGGAGTAGGGCATCTATATCTACGGTCTTGGTATAGGTTTCAGGCCCGGTATAGTCAATCTCTACATAGACCTGGGTACACCTAGTATATGGGTAATATTGATTATGCCAGATAAGATAGACGCCTATCTGTAGTGCATTAAGGTCGCTTTTTGTCCAAGCTAAACTAGATTTCGGGTTGGTATTCCATGTTTCGCTAATTAAAGTCCAGCTTGGAGTTTGGGCCACATATAATAAAGCAGAGTAATATTCGGTTCCCCCAGTCTTAATTCTTACCTTTGCATAATTCCCTGGATAATCTGCATTGCAATAGGCATAAACAGTGACAGAATTTATGGTTGCCCCGTCTGGTATACTGGTATTTGGAATATTATATAAGTCGTATCCTTCTATCGAACAGACAACATAGGTGGATAAACCATCAGGCGTGACGTCATTCACGCAATCCCAATTAAAGCTGGCCCCAGAGGGGAAAAGAGCCGTAACATCCCCGGCAGCATTGGGTCTAAGTATCTCAGTAGCCATTAAGCATTCCTCTCGTCTCTGGTAACCTGTATTCTAAACTTCCTGACTACCGTATTGGTCTTGAGATTACGCAGCCAGATTTCGTTAGCCAGGGTAATATCAGACTGCTTTGAGTCGGCAGCAGGAATAGAAAATGTCAGTTTATGCGGTTGGTTAATACGAGCATCGTAGCTAATTCCAAAGGCGTTTTCTAAGATAGCTACTAGGTCGCCGTCAGTGTTATGGACTTCGAGCTGAAAGGTCAGGGCGCCAGCATAGGCTTGAGCGATGATAGCGTCCAGGGCTACGGTGGTGCTAGCTGTTCCCTGTAAGAGTAAATCCAGCAGGGGAGTAACGGTGGACTCACCCTGAAGCAAAAGGTCAACGTCAATTGTCTGCTCCAGCCGGTCATAAATCAGGGCATCGAGAAGGACGGTAACCGAGACGCCCGTTGCTTGTAATAGAGCATCCAAGTCAACTGTCTCGATTACGGACATCGCTCTGAGGTAGGCGTCTATGTCCACAAAGACTTCGGAAAGTGTCTGAATCCTGGTATCCAGGCTAACGGTAGCCGTATCTATGGCCTTGAGTAAAGCGTCTAAATCTACGCCCTGAGAGTCAAGAGCCTGAATACGCAAGTCAAGGTCAACCGTCTCACTGACCGAACCGCTCAATAAGAGGTCGAGGGCTACGGTCTTATCCACGCCCAGCTTTCGTAGCAGAGCGTCAATCGTAGCTGTTTCAGTATCAAGGGTCTGAATTAAGGCATCCACTGCCACCGTTGTATCTACACCGAGAGCACGGAGTAGGGCACTAATGGTAAGGGTCTTAGTACCAAGCGTTTCGATGAGGGTGTCTATGTCTATGGTCTTGCTGCCTGCCTTCCCTACCAGAGCATCTATGTCTATAGTCTCTGATATGCCGAGGGCACGAAGCAAGGCACTGATAGCAATCATCTTTGTATCACCCAGTGCTTTCAGCAAGGCATCGGTATCTATAACCTGGCTATCGGCTTTTTGAATTAAGGCGTCTATCTGTAATCCCCCTCCCCACTCCTCAAACATACAATCAAAATGCCCATAACCTTCATCGCTTGTCCAATTTTCACCACTATCTTCACTACATACAAAAGTCCCGCCATCATAGGAGGCGGTTAGGCTATGAAGACGCCAATAGAGAATGTTGCTAGGGTTACTCCCACTAGGCGCTCTCACTACTATGGCATATACAGTTCCAGCGACTAGATTATATCCAGCTCCCAATGTTACTTCATACCATTCCCCGCTACCGCTAGTGGTTAAAGTATCTCCATCTATTGTACCCGAACACAAATCTCCTCCCGTAGGAAGATACTCGCCAAAGTCGCCATCAGGAACGGTGTTTCTAATGCTTACTGTAACAGTGCCAGGAGAACCATATCGAAAGAGTTTTAATTTGACACTTGTAATTTTGTGGCTTGTAGATGGGGTGAAAGTTTGCCCACACCAGTGAGTTCCGGTCGGGTCAGTATTCCCACTATCCCCAGTATTATAGTATTCATAGAGAATTTTGTTACGGTCTGTTCTTTGTATCAGGGTATCTAAATCAACGGTATCCGAAAGCCCCAATATGCGGATAAGTGTATCGAGTGCCACCGTCTTTGAAACGCCCAGAGCCTTTATCAGGCCGTCCAGAGTTGGGGTCTGGCTTGCCTCTCCCCGGATTAGGGCGTCTAGGTCAGTCTCGGTTTTATCGGTGTCTCTTAAGAGGGCATCTATGGTAGGCTGGTTAGTATCTGTTGTCTGGAGTAAAGCGTCTATTGAGACGGTCTTGGTGTAGGTTTCGGCTACCGCCTCCTGCAAATCAAGAAGTTCAACATAGCCTGTAGCTGTATATCCTATGCCCTTGCTTGAGTCATAGCCTGATAACCCATAAACATATCTATAATCTTTTTTGCTGGTATGCAGCGTGACACTCAGAGTATCAACTAATGAGCCGCCATCGCTATAGTAGTTACTGGTGGCGATATAAGCATAGATAGTTCCATAAGTGCCAACGCTTTCGTCCCTCTCTATCTGAAGATAATAAACGGTGCTGAGAGAAAAGTCTTGGTATTCATCGGTATAAGATGTTGCGCTGTCCCGCTCTCGCAAGCGCATATAGTAACCGCCTGCATCATGATAAAGAAAGAAGGATAGGCAACTCTCGTTTGCCCCAATTAAGGCATAAAGGTCAGCGACTGCATTGGCTACAATCCAACTTACCAACACCGCAGCAGTATTATGGACACTCTCAAGGACTTTTTCCCGATGCTCAAAGTCGCCATCAAAATGACCGGCCCCCTTGTCGTCATAAACGTAGAACGTATCGTCTCTAGTTTCAGCATTAGTAAAGGTGATACGGTCAGCCGTCTTAGTGATGTCACTGCCTTCATCATATTCGGTATAGGCGGAAAAGTCCTCAGTAGGGTCGGGGGCTAGAGCCTTCTTATCGTCTAGGCTTTGAGCCCTCAGTTCATCCAACAGGGGGGAGGTTGCCCTAGTAGGCTTAATCTTTTCCTCGCTCTTGTTGCCAAAGAGAGATTTATGGATTGAGGCATATTCCTCCTCAGAAAGTTTACCTACCTGTTGCCATTCCTTCTCAGTGTAGTTGGCCGTTCTGATATTCTCGATAATCTGATTGCGCTCGGCCAGAAGCTGTTTGAGTGCTGCCTTAGACTTCTCAGCATAGGCTTTGAACTTGCCCGTCTTGATATATTTGTCGGGGTTGCTACGGGCTTGCTCGGCCACCTTGTTATGCTCAAGGCGGTGCTGCTCGATAAGGGAATAGCAGGCAGAGAGCTTGTCTCCGTCGGTATTGATACTAGATGGGTACTCGATTACAACTGCCATTTAATATCCTAATGGTGAAGTAAATCCTGAGTTTCCCCCCTATCAGGTTCTAGCTTATTGACCACATGGCCGTCAGGATAAATCTCCTGTCTCGGCCCCCCTTCTATGCCGATAACATAGCACTTGATACCCCGTTCAACCCCTTTGGCATTATCGCCCATGCCCATCTTGAGGAACATCCGCCGTGAAACAAATCCCCTAGAGCCTTTGAGGTCAACCCAGTGGCGATTAGGCTTGCCATCCTTTGTAAAGAAGCGGGGGTTGACGCGGGTAAAGGGAAAGCGCGCAGCCATGTCGGGGGTTATGGGTATCCACCAGAAGCGGATAGTCTTCTTATGGTCAACCTCAGAAAAGGAATTGACCTGTCCCTTAAAGGGGTCGAGCTCGGGTAAGCACTGGCCGTTATTATACTCGGCCACCCAGAACATCTCGGTGACCACCCCACCTTTTAGCAGGGGGGATACCTGGGCTATCTCCGCCATTTAACCCTCCGTTGCTAGAGCATACTTGTCTTTAATCGGTTGAGTTTCCCCGACTTTGCCCGCCGGCGCTTTGGTGGTCAGATAGTCTTTAACGAACTGCACGGCCTTCGCCACTCTTGCGGGGATAGCGTCACTGCCGTTGCCGTTAAAGCCGTCCTGGAAAGTGGCATCTAACAGGTGGCGGATTTGAGACTTGACCCTGCCCTTGTCGCCGTAGAGCTTGGACAGCATTTCGTCCACCTCACCCATGCGCTTGCGGATAGAGACTTCCCGTTTCGGCGCGCCAGCTTTGGCCTGCGCCCCATCATCAAGGCGCTGGTCGAAGATAGTACCAAGTTGCTTTTCGATAGAAGCTAATACCTTCTGTTCCATTTTAGTCACCTGCCTTTATTTAGTTTATGTAAATCATATCTCATCATAGACGAATGTAAGTGTACTCGCGGCCTGTGCCCCTCTGGTAGCATCATCGTCAATCTTAGCTTGAATCACGATACCCTTAAATGCCTCGGCACCGGTGTGACTATCCGTGTCTACTTCCAGGGTAGAGCCAGAGGTGTAATCGGAAATCTCGGCTGTTTCAGGGTCTTGCGACTTGTAGTAGGTATGACCGTCCGAGTCGTCTTCCATGAAGTGACCCGTAGTGCCAGCCGTGCCCGTTGCCTGGTCATAGCTACCGGTGGGAACGCCGTTGTCGCCCGAATCCCGTAGCCCGATTACGACCCCACCACCCGTGCCAAGAGTCCATGCATCCGTGCCCTCATCGCAATAGAACTGGTGGTTGTTGAGCAGGGTGGCATCGTTCAAGGCCGTGATGGTAAGATGTAGAGTCATCCAGAACGAGTAGTAAAGTCCTGAATCGGGAATGATGAGAGGGTTAGATGTTCCGGGGTTATTACTGTCGCTGGTGGACAGCCTGGGGGTGGTAACGGTATCCGTTGAAGGTCCCGCTCCCGTGTACTGTTGGACTGCTAAAGTTGCTACTGCCATCTCTTTTTACCTCCTGGTATATTATTTGCAGTATATTACTATAAATAAGTGTCCCTATACTGTATATTAAGGCTTCCTGCCGAGCCGAAGCCTGTAATCGTGATATAGTTGGTCTGGCCTGCAACCAACCCCGGGAACTCCCCGCTTACATCAGCCATATCCGCCGTGCCTTCTACCTTGACTATCCAGTAGGGCACATCTATAGTCAGGCGTTCCCCATTCGATAAGCTGCCTTCCCATGAAAGCTCCTCATCAAGCGTGACATTTTTGACCAGCAGGGTTATATCGTTCAGAGCTTCGCCCGCCGTCAAGGTATAGAGGGGCTTGGCTCGGAACGTGCCCCCTACGGATTCGGTAATTGTCTTCGGGTCGGCATCTATGGAGAAGTCGCTGGAAGTCTGGGTAGTGGAATAGGAAAGAGGGTCATCAGCCACGAAGCTAAGAGTGCCTTCCCAGACAGACGGGGCTATTCTCTGGCCGGACATACCCGTAAACCGAGCCTCCCAAAATCTATCGCTTATAACATCGAGGATAAGAGGCTTATCGGTAAGCTGGGCGCATATCCGCCTGATTGCATCGAGGTATGTCTGTAACAGTACCGAAGTAGTAGCCTTGACCACCACCTCAAAATTGAGTGATTTAGGTGGTAATTGAGGACGCGAGACATAAGACCTATCCGGCAACTGAACGGAATTATAATCGAGAGCTACCGCCAGGGCATCCATTTCACTCTTTAACGTCAAGCCATAGGTGCTTAAATCAGTGCCGTTATAGTTTATACTGAAGCTCATGCCGGCACCCCCGAAGCTCTGAGAGTAGAGCGCAAGCGCCCGTCTAATCTTTGGGCCAGCTTATCTATGTCGGCTTCTTCCCGGATATGATAGGGGCCAGGCATATTGATGGTTACGCTTATCGGTTGACCTCCACCAGATGTTACCATTTCGCCTTCATGAGCCCTAGCATAAACCCTTCGGGAAGATAAGCCGTAAAGCAAGGTATCTTCGGGGATAGGACCACCACCTTGATAGTTAAGAAGTTCCCCTTTAGAGTGGGCTTCCTCAAGGCGGCGGTTGTATTCGGCTGTGGTCATCGTCTCGGATTCACCGCCACCAGTAAATAGATTAGTCGAAATGTTGCCTTCTCCAGCCCCCAGCTTTGGCGTGGACATACCACCTATCCAATTTGCAAAGAGAGCCAACCCAGCCGCTAGAGCTACGGCCATACCGCCTAGGATTATCCATCCAGCAGGCCCCATAGAAGTAAAGAAAGCTATAAAGCTGGCTATGCCTTTGGCTAATGCAGGAATTAGGGTGGAGATTATAAAGCCTGAAAACTTGCCTATCATGGTTATCATTCCGCCGATACCCTGAGTGATTAAGCCGATATACATGAGCATGGGGCCAGCAATGACAGCTATCCCGCCCATAGTCAGAAACACATTTTTAACGCTGTCATCCAGCCCGATAAACCAGTCGATAGCCCCCTGCACCAACCCGACAAGGCTTTGAATCCAGGGGATAACGGTGTCGGCCAAGCCGGTAGCTAGAGCGATAAAGGAATCCTTGTTGTCCTCTACCCAGTCTATAAGCTCCTGAATAAGAGGAATGAGCGACGTAGCCAGGGCATCGCCTAAAGAGATAAAAGTATTTTTGAGAGTGGTGGTTGCCTGGTCGAGGGCAAAACCTGTGCCCTCAGCCATTTCGTCAAAGGCTTCCGAGGCACGGCCTGTGCTACCAGTGACGGTCTGAACGGCGGCATTGAAGTCCTGGAAAGCATAGGTTAAGAGGGGTAATGCACCTTTGAGAGCCTCGTCACTTTGAAACAGAGCTTTGATTACCGTGACATCGCCTTGAGCTACCGACTGGAGTTCTTTTAAGACGCCCGTCAACCCGCCGAATTTTTCTATCGCTTCCGGGCCCGTCCTGACTCCCCATTCCCCGAATAAAGCAAGCATGGCCTCGGAGGGTGAAATAAGCATACGGAGAGTAGCATCGAGAGCGGTGGCCGCTTGCTCTGTAGAGCCCGTGAACTTAGTCAGTGTACCGAGAGCCGCGCCCGTTTCCTCAATAGACACTCCCAGACCGGCAGCGTTAGAAGCCGCGCGGGGGAATGAGTTAGCCATTTCCTCGAAGGTCAACAGACCAGTATCCACAATGCCAAAGAAAACATCCATAGCGCGGCTGGCCCCGCCCACACCTTCGAGGGCAAAGATGTTCATGGCTTTGGTAAGCGCCTGGGTAGTAGTGAGAGCTTCGGCCGCACCACCTACAGCACCCTTAATCGCCACTCTTAATATGTCTATGGCGTCGGCACCGCGAAAGCCAGCCGAAACTATCTGATAGAAAGCACTGGTAATATCGGTAGCACTAACGGCAGTCTCACTCGACAGGGCTAAGATTTCCTCTTTATACTGCTCGACTTCTTTGGTTGAAGCGCCCAGCATCACATTAACAGCGCGCATAGCTTTGTCGAAGTCGCCAGCGAATTTAAGCGAAGCCCCGGCCGCAGCTAAGAGGGGAGCAGTGATAAACAATGACATCTGCTGCCCCGCCGTCTGCATCTGGCGGCCGGCCGATTGCAGCTTAGAGCCAAAGTCGCTCACGCGCTGTGACATATTCTTTAGCTGCGATTCCACTTGGGCCGTGCCCTTGAGGGTCATCGTGCCCTGAATTGACCAGACTTCAAATGCCATCTTACTTTCCTTGCTCCCGTGCCTTCTTTAAGATTGCCTCTGCCGTTTTAACCGCTTGAGCCTTCGAGGGTAACTCTGCCTTCGGCATCAAGCCCAACTCCGTGAGATAATCCTGCAAGCTAATCTTCTCCCCGTTTAATCCTTTAAGTACTAGAAGTGCAGTGTCAAACGAGGTGAACGCTGCCAGGATTCTTTTTTCCTTTCGCTCCTCCTGTTTAGCTTTAGCTATAGTCCTTAATATCTCCCTGAATCGGGAGAGGGTCAAGTCTAATATTTCCGCATCCGTCCACCCATAACGCTCCTGAATTAGGTCTTGGACTTGGGCGATCCTTTGCCTGCCTTCTGGCCGAGTAAGCTCGACACTCCTGCTAAAAAATCCTTGAAGTCCTCCTGCCCTTTGATGGCTTCGATTACAGCCGGCGTCGTGGCAGGCGGCATCTTGTCAAATTCCTCTGCAGTTTTCCCGATTAGGTCAGCCAACCAAGCCATAAGCTCATCGGTCTGCTCAGAAAAAACAAGCCCGATAGCCTTAAATAAATCGACCTGGGCATCATCACCAACCACTGTCATAACGCCCTTAGCTCCCTGAGCGCCCAGAGCTTTGCCCAGAATCCGAGCCACCGTTTTAGTGTCACGGTTAGTCAGCGGCCTAATCGTAATAGGCTCTACCATTTCGCTCCTCCTTTTTAGGTATTGATATAGGTTATATCCCAGACCCTTGTCGTCGGCGCACTGGTAAGATACCGGGACTCGAACTTTACATCTACCGTAGTTTCCTCTTTGGAGTTAAAGGGGATTTCGGGAGCTTCTACGCAGATAGCATTCTTGACCCGGCATATCACCTGCTTGCCATCAGAAAGCCGCTTGCCCACAATAGCGATGTTGCCCAGATAGTGAGCCGAAGCTATATCACCGCCTGATATAACCGCATCAGTTGAGATGTAGGTATAGGTTGCGACGATAGCTTTTTCGGAGGCCGGGGCGGAAACGAATTGGAGAGTGCCGGCAGTATAATCTACCGCATAGTCCGTGCCCTCTGTTACAGCCGCACTATCAACGGTGACGCTCACGGTACCCCACTGAACAGGTGAGTGGTCAAGGGCAAACTCCGTAGTCTCGCCGTCGCCCGTGCCAACAGCCTCATCCTCTACCTCAGTAGTACCCGAACTGTAGTCGGCGCCGAGCAACATAGCCCGCAGGTTTTCCTCGGTGAACTCATAGAGCTTTGCCATCACATAGGCTTTTTCCCGCGTGATAAACTCTAAGCCTTTAAGCTCCCCGATAGACCCGTCAGGCTCGATGCTCCGCTTCTCCGCTTCTACCTTAAAGGTAGAGCCTGGAGCCAGAGCGCCTAATAGCGTCCCGACCACAGTCGAATCGATGTAGCCCAGATAGACGGCACCCTCCCCTAGCAGGATATTCTCTTTTGTGCTTGTGCTTATTCCCGACATGATTTGTACCTCCCGTGTTTATTATCTTCCGACTATAGCATCGGTTTCGGATGACCGATAGAACCGTAAATTAAATTGAAAGGCATAATGCCATATATCCGGCTCCGTCTCCGGCACGAAACCATCCGATTGAAGCCAGAGCCGCGCCCCGCATACCTCTATAGTTTCCTCGGCGTCGGTGGTGCTAAATTCCTTTTCGTCCAGCAATTCGATAATCCGCTTTCGGATAGCCAGGGCTTCGACATTGGTGGATGTGTTAGACCATATATCGAGATAGTAAGTAGCCTGCACCAGTGGGAAAATCCCGCCCGCCGCATTATTGTCTATCCGATGGACCAGGTAAGGAAACACCGCATCCTCTTTGGCCCAAACGGGGTAGAGACGCACTGAGCCGCCCATAGCGGCCTTCAAAGTGTCGTCCGCGACTAAAAGGTTAAACAAGTAAGTTAAGAGGCTCTGTTGTGTATCTACAACCACGGTCTGTTTTTTATCCTTTCGAGTTCGTCCTCGGAGCGTTGAAAGCTGGGGAGTAGCCAGGGACGGGCGGCCATATTCTTAGTACCCAACTCCAGCATCAACCCGTAGTCTTTACCCGTTCCGACTCGACCTTTCACTTCGTCCTTTGACACCTTGACCTCAGTGCTGACAGATTGGCGAAGCTCGCCTAATCGCTGCGCCGGAGGCTCACCAGGGGCCGAGGCAGTGTAAGTCCTGATTGAGCCAGGGACACGATAGGTGCGGCCAGTCCGATTGCCCGATAGAGTTTCGAGAGTATTATTCCTGACCACGTTGACCATTTCATGCATACGATTTCCCGCCGTATCCCGCAGCTTCTGAACGGCCTGTGATGTGCGGTTAGTTATTTGGACTTCAATCCCCATTATGTTTCCTTTACAGGTATAATCGTCACCTTTGCCAATACACGGGGCGGAGCCGATGGTATGAGCGTCTTGTTTTTCCACTTGAAACGGTAATTGCCCAACGTGTAATCGGCGGGGTTATCAAAGATAATCTCATAAAAGACTTCCGAATTTAGCTGCTGATACTCCGCGATGGCTTTGGTGCCGAGGGGTTTAACCAGGGCATAGCGTGTCTGGACGGGCGTATATACCTCGGTTTCACCGCCGGCCGTCAATGTTGTTGTCTTTAGCTGAACCTCCACCCTGTCTCTTTTGATGTTCGCCAGCATTAGAATATCCCCTGCATAACTCGGTAAGAATCTAGTAGTCGTTTAGAAGTGGGGGGAAGCCCACCGACTGCTCCGCCTGATACATCCTGACGGCCAGCACTCCCACCCCCGTAGTTCACCGTGCCCACTCCCGTCACGCTTTCCGAGCTTAAGCCCAGTCGGTTTTCATACCAGTTGGCTACGGCAATTAAGACTGCCGTCACCGCATCGGGAACCAGGGCTTGAGTGGCGGCGCGGGTATCAGCATAACCCGCCGTGTAGACAATCACAATAGCCTTCCCCTCTGTCCAGCCCGAAGAAGTCATATAAGGGTGGGTCGTGGGTATAGGAACGGGACGGGTAAGGTAGCCTTCCTCTAGCCATTCCTCATAGTCGGAATCTACGGTAAGCTCAGTCCCGTCCAGGGTCACGCTCTCTATTTCAGACACAGGCCGCTTATTCAAGAAAAGATGAGTGCCGCCATCCCCTCGGCGGTTTTCAGTGATTTCCCTTTCAATAAAAGCCCTGCCCGTGTAGTCTTCTGCTTTTTGGGTAGCAGCGTTGATTAGCTTATCAATCAAGTCATCATCGTAGCTCTCGAAAGTATTATCGTCAGCCACATAGGTATAGGAAGCGGTTATCGGATAATTCAAGGTAGGCGCTGCCTCAAAGGTAACTGTAGCCCCGCTTATCGAGAAGTCCGTGTCCTCGACTTGCAGGACGTTGTTGACATAGAGTTGGAGTGAGCCGCTTTGGGGAGTATGGTCTAGCGTAAATTCCGTAGTCTCACCATCGCCCGCACCGATATACTCCGCGCTGACCGTGAGCGAAGTGGCGGCATCCAGTCGCAGGAAGTTTTTGGCCTCGACTAAGGTTACTAAAGCCGTATCTGATAAGCTCATATCTTACCCTTCTATAGTGGCCGTGACCGATCCTATCTCTGTCCAGTTCGTGCCGTCGGCAGTGATAAATAGCTTTTTAGTATCTGTCTCATAACAGGTTGAACCGATTTGCACCCCTGTCGGCTTGGCATCCGTTGAAGCCCCGATGTACTTCTGAGGGACTCCGTATTGCTTAAAGTCAGCCATCTTTTTGCCTCCGTTTTCGCTTTACGGGTTTAATCCGTCTCGATTCAGGCGGATACCCATTTGCCCTCGACATGAGGGTTTTCCTTTCGGGCTCTGCGCCCATTTTATTTTCCAAGTCGTTTTTCATTTTTACTTCTTGTATATACTACTTGTATATACTATTGGTAGCGAGTGGGGGATTTGAACCCCCGACCTCCAGCTTATGAGGCTGGTGAGCTAACCACTGCTCCAACTCGCATTACTCACTACCCTTTTTCATTTCCACCCCCTTCGAGGGTGAGGGGAATGGGTAAGGAGAGTAACCCCATATCCCCCCACCAGAAGTAGGGAGCCTGGCTTGCCCAAGGCCAAGCTAAACCTCGATAAAGTCCTCCAAAGCTAAGAGTATGGAAGGCTCTATTTCGAGCGGTCTATCCATGTTATGATGACATTTATCACAGGTGGCCGCTACCTTCTCCGGGAGCTTAACCTTCTCGATTTTTAGCTCCACTTCAAGTTCAAGCAGTTCGGCCAGTTCTTTGCTAAAGGCCTCCATTGCCGGGGTGTTAGGGGGCACGGTCTTGCCGGGCTTCCCCTTCTCTTTGGTGCCATGTTTTTCAATAAGGGCATTGCGCGTTTCGGTTATGATGTGAAGCTGGTCCTGAACAACATGAGCCATCTTAGCCAGTTTATAGCTCACCATCACTGGGAATTTTTGTCCGAGCAGAATCCTCAGGGGCTCGCGGGCACTGAAGATTGTACCGTTTGTTACCTTCATTTTTCCTCCTTTTTATTCCCTCCTTATTAGTCAAGGGGGTGGGAGTCACCCACCCCCTATAACCCGTGTTAAGCAGCCAGCATCTTCTCCCGCGCGCTAGGCTCTGAAACACCTTTGCCTTTAGGAGCTTCTGCCTTGTTGGGAAGATTGATACCGGTCACCGATTCACCCACGCAGCTTGCATGACAATAGACACCATGCCGCGCGCCGTCCTCCTGAATGGAGTCGATGACGCCGACTACGGAATCACCAACCTCGATAGCATTTCCGCAGATAGGACAGTTTCGCTCCCATTCGGGGAAGGCAAAGCCGGCATCCTGTGAACAGTAGTGCCAGGCATCGCCATAGCGGAAGTAGAAGCGGTGGTTAGTGGAATCGATAGCCATAAGGCCATTGATGTCGGTCTGGTTAGTTTCAGCATCGCCTACCGCCCCGGCCTTCACCAGTGTAGCTACCATGCCTACTGTGCAATCGAGCATCTGTCTGGCTATGATGTAAGAGGTCGTCTCGGTGCCGTTGGTGGTGGCGTTAAGGTCTAGGTCGGCATTAGCCGCCGTGCCACCATAGAGCTTGTTGCCTCCCAGGTTGACATCAGCCGCAGCTTCGTAGTCGTCTTCGGCGTTTACCTTCCAGCCCGATATGTCGCCGTCATCTCCTGCGTTCCGAGCCGCCCAGAGAACCGTATTATTTTCCTGGCGAATATCCCCTGAAGCCGCCGGCGTGGTTCCGAACTCTATGTATCCAGTCGTGAAGTCGATAGCCTGGTCAGCCATACTTACTGTTCCGGCGAAGGTAGTAGCCGCTAGGCTCGCTCCGAACTCTATCAAATCTGAAGCATTGGCTTTTATAAGGCTAACATTGCCATCATCCCCGTTGTTCCTAGCTAACGCCAGATAGGTATCATTGGGTATCCTGATACCGCCACTGTCAGCTACCGTAGAACCGATGGAAACATAACCGGTAGTGAACAGGTTATTAGAACCGAGGTCAACATCTGCTCCAGCCTCAAGGTCATCGGAAGCATTGACCTTCCACATATTGATATTGCCGCCACCAGCCTGATTCCGAGCCAGGGCTAGATAGGTGTTGTTGGGGATTCGGATACCACCAGCATCCGCAGGGGAAGCTCCGACTGAGATGTAACCAGTAGAGATTAGGCCGTTGGTGCTCATGTTTACGTCAGCGCCCGCTTCTATCTGGTCACTGGCATTGACTTTCCACATGTTTACGTTACCATCATCCCCAGCGTTTCGAGCGACTACGGCTACCGTATCATTGGGTATGCGTATCCCGCCGCTATCGGCCACTGTAGAGCCAATGCTGACATAGCCCGTCATTATGATATTGTGTGCTCCGGGATAAAGGTCAGCACCAAGTTCTATCTGGTCGGAGGCATTGACCTTAAAGACGTTGATGTCGCCATCATCGGCATTGTTGCGCCCGACAAAATAGACATCGTTAGCCAGAGTAGCCTTGTGGACATGGTCAGCCCGTGCAAATGAATTGCTTGAGCCTTCAGCATCCGCAGCCGCTAGACCGGCACTCGGTGCAGCACAGGCGATAGCATGGGTATGGTCGATTCGAGCTACACCTGATTCAGAACCAGCATCAGCCGAAGCGTCAGGAACAATTGTAACAATGTCTCCAGCTCCGCCGTAAGACCAGTTGACCTTGCTCGACGGGATAGCATTATCGGCGATGATAGCCGCCGCAGCCGTCGAGTCAATCGAGTCAGTGGCGAATAAATCGAGGACGGTAGCCGCATTAAAGAAGTCGGTAGCTATCTTGGCCCTGCCCGTTGCATCGGCACTCAAGGCACCGTCAGCCAGCTTTGCCCCCGTCCAGATACCGTCAGCGAACATAGCTCGGCTGGCAGCATCGGCAGCGAAAGCATTATTGGCAAAGATGAGGTCGCAGAGTGCATTATCAAAGGCATCGGCATCAATAGCCGCCAGTAGGAAGGTATTATCGAAAGCGTCATCGGCTACCTTCGCATCTAGGAAAGCGTTGGTAATCGCATCGTCAGCTACGATGTCAGCGAACTTTGTCGCATCGAAAAAGTCACTGGCGAACTTAGCGCGGCCCGTAGCATCAGCCGTAAAGAAACCGGCACCGAGAGCCGCTAGAGCGATAGCCCCACCCTTTGTAGCTCCGCTATGGTCATGGTCGCCGAGCTTGTGGACGTGGTCGATAGGAGCCGCCGTAGAAGCCGAGCCGAGAGCATTGGCCGTAGCCGTTCCATCGGTTGCCATGTTGCCCACATCGGTATCGAGGGAAGCCCCGGTTCCACCGACTATCTGCGACCAGGTCGGCGAAGCCTGAGTATTGGTATTTTGGTAAAGTGTGCCGTTAGTTATATCAATAAGTAGGTCGCCCTTTTCCAGCCAGGGGTCACCCGCAAGAGTGCCGCTTCCGCCATCCGAAGGCGCACCAGCATTTTGCCAGACCCGTTTTGTTAATGGTTTTCTAGCCATTTCGTTTTGTCCTCCATTTTAAGAGGGAAGGGGAAGGGGGGTTGTCCCGCCGCCTCCCTCTAGTTTTTTTATATTCCAGTTACCTTACAGAAGGCCGTGCCTCGGAAGTAAACCGCAGCACAGCGCATCGTGGCCCTGACCGCCTGAACGCCAGCCGTAAACAGTTCGCCGTGACTATCAGTGACCTTGACATCAACACCGCGTTTTACATACAGTCCAGCGAAGCGGGCAAAGTCACCAACAACCGCCGTGTTTTCAGTTTCCGCCGTAGTAAGCGCTATAGGAATACCCCAGATGCGCTCCGGCCCTGGCTCAGTCGGGTTGCCGAAGATGTAGATACCATCAGCCGTGCGCAGCAGCCTTACGGACTGCCAGTCATTCGGGTGCATCATTACAACCGAAGGCTCGGCAAAGCCAGTCGCTCTAACCAGAGTAGCTGCTTTATAGATAGCATCGGGAACGGTATCGGTTCCAAGAGCCTGCGTCTGGATGTTGGTAGCATTAAGGACACCGCGCAGGTTAGGCGTGGAACCGTCGCCGGCAATTAGCTGACCATCGAGCTTGTAGCGAATCATAAAGGCCAAACGGTCATTGACATACTGCCCGACTCCTACCACGTCCTCTAGCTGCTCATCGGTAATAGGCAGCCAGACGGCTATCTTCTCGATAGGCACAGAGCGCTCGGTGAAGGCCAGCGCAGCTTCGCCATAAGCAGTAGGAGCTGCAGCGTTGCTTTCCTCGGCGATTTCGGCGGCATTATTGGTAAAGGTCGTTTCCTCCATGTATTTGATTGAAGACATATCGGTAGTAAACATGGGAAAATAGTCAGCCACCGTGAGTGCCCGTAAGGGATACTGCTCAATCCTCGGTATCCGTAGGGACTCTGGCGCCCAGCTTGAAGTCGCGGTCATAATGGTCTTGAGCTCTATGTCAAGCCTAGCCTCTTTACCCTTTTCCTTGTAAGCCTTCGACTCACAGAATAGCTGGCCGAGGTCTTTAGTGGGAGCAGCGTGACCGCCGGGGTCTTGGCCAGGGAATTCGATAGGTGAAGCTGCCTTGTTGAATTCCTTGTCCAGTTCAGCAACCCGCTTGGCATCAACATCCATCTTATTTTTCTTCTCGAATTCGGCATGGAGTTCGTTAAGCTCCGTTGTCTTCTGGTTGATGGTATCGAGCTTTGCAGCATTGTCACCATCGAGACTCTTGACCTTAGACAGGTCACGGTCTTCTCCGGCTTCCGACCAGATAGCCTTGAGTTCCTTAGACTTCTGGCCGATGGCTTCCCTTAGTTCCTTAAGGGACATAGTTTCGATTTTCACTTTGTTACCTCCACGAATTTTGACTCTAGTTCCAGGAATTGAAGCTCGAGTTGCTCGAGTTCCCTGCCCGGATTAGCCTTTGGCGCAGGGGCTTCGATGAGTTCCTTGATATAGCCCCCGATACCATTCAGCGATTCTTGCAGTTCCTCTAAGCGTTCTCGATTAGGTAAGCTGAGGTCACGGCCATCTTCCCGTCTCAAATCAGCAAGCGACTTAGTGCGGGCGGAAAGGTCGTTGACGGCAGCAAGCACCATCTCGGCCTCTTCCACATAGGTCATTCCCTCGGCCTTTTTTGCAGCTTCAAAAGAGCCATCTTTGTCTTTACAATGACTCCTGGCTTCGGATTCCGACCAGACTTTTTTATCATAACGATAAGCCTGCTCGGTCATGGTATCTTCACCTTTGAGTTTCCCCATAATAACGGAATATTCCTTGCCTTCATGCTTTCGTTTAACCCGCCTGAAGGTATCTTTATCGAAATCACTAGGGCTTCTCAAGCGACAGGCATGTTCATTTTCGTATGGCTTGGTTTCCTCTCCACTCTTGATTGAGACAAGCCCCGTATCAATTCCAGCGCCAACCAGCACCGGGGACATTTCCTTTATGTCGATTTTCTTCAGCATACGAGCTTCCCCATCATCTTCCCATTCCTCAACAGACCATTCGGTAGGGTAAAAGCCATAGCTAAACTCTTGAAGTTGCGGGGCAAATTTCAAGGCTTCGTAGGTATCCTTGCCATCGGTGGTCATAAGGTTAAAGCGCCCCTCACCCAGCACCTTATCACCCTTTTCGTGAATCGTAGCGACTCCGATAGGTGGCTTTCCCAACCAGCTAGTATGACCGTAGGCGGATATTAAGACTTGCTTGCCATCGGGGAAAGCACCGGGTAGGGTTACGTCTCCGTCCTTGTCACACACATTAAGAGTAGCGATGACAGCCGTAAAGCTGCCAGGTTCGCTATCCTCTTTTAGCTCGACTTTAATAGTCTTTTTTTCGAGTTCCATTATACTGGCCCTCCTGGTTTTTAATGACAGAAAGCCCGCCGAAGCGGGCCACTTCTTAACATGATATTCTTTTCATAGTATTGTAACCCACTTTATTCATTTACGCAAGCCCTCTGTAGGTAAATCTTCCAAGCCATAATAGACAGGCTTTCCGAGTAAAATAGCGTAGTGGACTTCCCTATCGGCCCCAGGACTCCTGCCTGGCAATCTCAATACCCCATCGCAGCGTTCCACAACAGCCTGACCCATCTCCATCCACTGTTCATAGCTCTTAGGTGATAGGCTATGCCAATGATGACTGAGGTGGGGCACATAAGGAATATACCCACACTCGAATACTATATCGGCAGCTTCCAATGCCTTCTTGACATTTTCCTCAGGATTACTGGTATAAGGGGCTGCGATGTAGATTAACTTCTTATTCAATTTCAAATCGCTCCTTTATCCGTTTTATCAGGTCTTCGGTCTGGTCGATGTCCTCTTGATGACGCTGGATTTCGGAGTCTAAGAATAAAATAAATATCGGCGCCGACTCTTTAGTAAGTGTCTCAGGGATTACCTTATGGTCTTTGTCGAATATGGGTTTTTTCATAAGCTACCAATACCCGCCTAACCATCCACTTCTCCACCGGCAAAGGAAAGCAGACTTGAGGCTCACACTGCTTAATGACCTTCTTATCGTTAGCCTTCTCGGTTATTTCCTCTAGCTGTTTATCTGTTAGGTTCATTGTTTTAGATATACAGGCTCGACAGCCACGATTTTCTTTTTCCTGACCTTCGTTACCAAGAAGCCAAGCTCAACGGGGTCGTATTCCCCTATCTCAGCATAGCCTGAAATCCCATCTCCATAGAGTCGTAGGAAAGCACCAGCGCAACCATACCATCTAGCATCGGGGTGTATCCATTCCTCATTCTGACCCCAGCCCGTATAGCGCTGCCTGATAGCTTTGCCATCGTCAACAAGGTAAAGTTCATGTTCGGGGGTAGCTACTATAAGTTTGTGAGCGTGGTGTTTGACCATTACGGCGCAGTCGCCAGCCTTTCGTTTGAGATGGCGTTTCAGGATTAGCTTCTCATTGGCCTCGCGGCGTATTGGGTCATCGGCGGTGGAAGTAATGGTCTTGGAGCCGTGAGTCTCGAATACCTTGAACATGAGATTGTCGTGCTTATTGACTATGCTTATCTTGGCCGTGTAAGTGCCGTATTCGACCCCGAGCTTATCGCAAATATCTTTGGTTATATTTCCGAAACGCCAGAGCTTCCTTTCATGGTTCCCCTGTAGAATGGTGATTAGCTGGTCTTTAATAGGTTCGCGCTTTTTGATAGCTTCATTAAGCTGTTCAAGGGGCAATGGCTCAGTAAGTTTTTGCGGGTCAAAACGGGGGTCATCCACTAAGATAGCCTCTACCATGTCTCCACCATCAACCCCATAGTTGTTAGAACAGCCGTCATATTTGGAGTGCATCATGTTTAGTAGTTTATTCCAGCCCCCGGTCGAGCTTAGAATGGAACCGTCATGTAAGTCTCCGA